GCCGCCGAGGCCGCCGAGGCCGTGCGGGTCCCGTTCGACCTCCTGAAGCGGAAGATCAGCAGCGACTTGCCGAGCGGGCCGAAGGGCAATACCGGCGACAGGGGTTCGAGGGGCCAGAAGGGTGATACCGGGCCGACAGGTCCGCAGGGCGAGACCGGGCCGCAGGGCGAGACCGGGCCGACGGGTCCGCAGGGTCCTCGCGGGTACAAGGGCGACAAGGGCGACAAGGGCGACCGGGGGGAGAAGGGCGACCGTGGCGAGCCCGGCCGCGACGCCGACGGTGCGACCGGGTGCCGGGTGGTGGGCGACATGCTCGTCGAGGCCGTCATCTCGGCCCTGGTGGTCGACGACTCGGGGGAGATCCTCCTCCCCGAGGGGATGGTCGCCACCAGGTTCCTCGCCAACCCGGTCGTGCTCTGGAGCCACGACGACCGACGGCTGCCGATCGGCAAGTGCGTCAGCCTGGAGGTGCGTGGCAACTACGTCGTCGCCACGACCAAGTTCGCCTCCGGGGTGAGGTTCGCCGAGGAAGTGTTCAGGCTGTACGAGCAGGGCATCCTGAAGGCGTGGTCGATCGGGTACCGCGTCCTGTCGTCCCGGCCGACCGAGGCCGGCCTGGTGATCGACAAGTGGGAGCTGGTCGAGTACTCGGCCGTCAACCTGCCCACCAACACCAGCACGCGGACCACGCGGGTCGAGAGGGTCGATGACGACGTCTTCTCCGAGCTGTTCGGCGAGGACATTTTCGATAACTTGTTCGCCGAGGTATGAGCCATGAAGTTCAGCAGCCGCGAGGAACTCTCGACCTTCATCAAGGGCGAGGTCCGGTCCGCCGTGAAGGAGTCGATGGCCCCGTTCGTGACCACCGGCCCGGTCGGCAGGGACTCGGCCGGCTACTCGGTCGGCAAGGCCGCCGCCCTCGCCGTCGGGGCGGTCCAGCCCGACCAGGCGAAGGAAGAGGCCCACATGAGCGAGCGGCTGCGGGCGACCTACGCCGCCGCCGGCCTGCGCCCGCAGAGCGACAAGTCGGTCCTGGTCCCGATCGGGTCGCGGCTGTTGCCCGACAGCGCCCTGTCCGCCGAGGTGCGGGACATGATGGCGGCCTCGAGCCGGGGGTACGACCCGGACGAGGAGCGATGGCTGCGTAACCGCGTCCGGCCGTACGGGACCAAAGCCCTCGGCGTGTTCAACGCCGCCGCCGGCGGGTCGCTGGTGAACCCGCCCGACGTCGTGGGCGAGTTCATCGACCTGCAGCGCAACTACGAGGTGTTCCCGAACGCGGGCTCGACCGAGGTCGCCCTCCTGCCCGACGGCACGCTGTTCCTGCCCCGGCTGTCGGGCGGGGCCACGGCGCACTGGGCCGGCGAGGGCAGCGGGTTCACGGCGTCGAGCGGACCGACCACGGGCGGACTGTCCCTGCAGGCCAAGAAGGTCGGCGTCCGAGTCGAGGTGAACAACGAGTTCCTGCGTCGCGGCGGCCCGACGGCCGAGGGCATGGTCAAGCACGACATGGCCCGGGTCGCGGCCGTCAAGGCCGACCTCGCGATGCTCGAGGGCACGGGCGGCACCCAGATCAAGGGCGTCATCACCTACTCGAGCATCGCCACGCACACGGCGAGCACGACCGGCACCAACGGCAACACGTTCCAGGCCGCCGACGTCGCGCTGATGGACAGTAAGATCGCCGACGAGGTCACCCCCACCGCGTGGGTGATGCGGAAGGCGATGTACGCGGCGCTGCTGAACCGGAGGGCCGACGCCGTGAGCGCCAGTGACGGTAAGGGGCCGTTCCTGCTCCGGGGTACGCGGTACGGCGAACTCCTCAACATCCCGGTCGTCCAGTCGGCGCAGGTGTCGAACACGCGGGTGAAGAACGCGGGCACGACGCTGACGTACATCCTGCTCGGGTACTTCCCGGACTGGGTGGTCGCGCGGATGGGCGTGATGGAGTTCCTCAAGGGGGCTGGCGACACCGCCCTGGACGCCGACCAGACCGTGCTGCAGGGCGTCCAGTACCTCGACGCCGGCGCCCGCAACCCGGCCAGCTTCGTGTTCTGCGACCAGAACGTCGTGGGCTGAGTCACAGGACGGCGAACCGCCACCACTCGCACAGGGAGACAAGATGACCGCGTTTCTTCAGGACGTCGCCAGCTCCATGATCTTCCAGTCGGCACTGGCGCCGGGCACGCAGACGTCGTCGCTGATCGGATCCACGATCGACATGCTGTCCACCGACGGCCCGTGCTTCGCCGTCCAGCAGGTCGGCACCTTCTCGGCCGACTCGCTCTCGGGCTTGATCGAGGAGTCCCCGGACGGCAGCAACTGGACCGCCGTCGACGGGGACGGGTTTACGCAGGTCACCACCGGCATACAGGTCGAGGTGATTCGGTTCGAGCGGAAGTACCGCTACTTGCGGTACTCCGCCACGCTGGATGGCGACACGCCGTCGGTGGCCGTGTCGGTTCTGCTCGCTTCCGGCAAGAAGCACTCGTGACGTAACCGCAACCGGAACGGAGACTGGTATGACCGCTGCTCTTCAGGACCTGGCGTCGAAACTGATCGCTTTCGGCTACCCGCCGGCGACTTTGACCGACTCGGCAAACGGCTCGGCCGTCGACATGGGCGAGGGCGAGGGTCCGTGCTTCGCCGTCCAGAACGTCGGCTCGTTCACGGGAGACTCTTTGGAAGGCACCATCGAGGAGTCCCCGGACGGCAGCAACTGGACCGCCGTCGACGGCGGCGCCTTCTCTCAAGTTACCGACGCCAACGATTGCAGCGTGCTCTCGTTCAACCGCACCCAGAGGTACATCCGATACGTCGCCACGATCTCCGGCGACACGCCCAGTATTGCCTTGTCGGTCGTCTTCGGTCAGTCGAAGAAGCTCCGCTGAGTCAGCCGATCTTCAGGTTCTTTTCGCAGTCGATCAGCGGCTGGCTGCAGCACTCGCACACGCTCTTCTCCACGGGCTTCTCGGCCACCGGGTCGGGAAGCCCTTCCACCAGGCACCCGTGGCGGCACCGCTTCTTCTCGTAGCCGTGGGCGCTGTGGTGCCACTCGCCCGGCTCGTACCCGCCGCCGAAGCACACCGGGCAGCTCTGCCCCTCGCGCGGGGCCGTCAGGTCGACGGCCTCGACCTCGTCCTCCATGTTCATCACGGTGGTGAGGTTCGCGTCGAACAGCGTGCCCGACCGGTCGAGTCGCTGGATCATCCCGCTGCTCTTGACGTAGACGCGGCCCTCGAAGCGGAACACCGCGAACGGCCCCAGGTCCTTGATCTTCATTGCCGGACTCCCTGACGGGTAAAAGAGAAGCCCCACCAGGGTAGGTTGTGCGCCGGGAACGCACCCTGGTGGGGCAGAGGAGTGGTGAACGCGGACATTCTAGCATTCGGCGTGAGGGTCGCCAAGCACCGTTGCTCACGCCGGGACCAGTTCCCCTTCCTTCGTCTCTTCCTCGGCCTGGGGGTGCTGGACCCTGTCCTCGAGCTCCCCCCGCCAGATCAGCGTCTCCTTCGGGGCCTCCACCCCGATCCGCACTTTGCCGCCGCGAACCTGGGTGACGGTGATGACGACGTCCTTGCCGACGTGGATCTTCTCCCCCTCCCTACGCGTGATGACGAGCATGCCTCGACCCTCCGGGCTGTGTTGAAGTGAGCCGACTCAGCCTCTTGCCGGGCCGCACGTTTGACTTGCGTGCGAGCGCATTGTAGATGTCCGAGCGGCAGAATGGAAGGACTTCGATCACGGGCTGGACTCTGCGGCCCCCTTCGGCGATACTGAACCCCGTGGGCTGCCGGGGTGCGAACCCGGCGTTGGTCGTGAGTGCCGACCGGTTAGGAGTCACGGCTGCGGTTAGGACGATCGTGGCTGTGACGGGAACCTGCGTCCTGGCGAAAGCCGTCCGACGCAGCAGGTGGAGGTGGCGGACGCACTCGTTTCCGCCCCGACTTCCCTCTCCGCAAGAGGGGGAACGGACTCCGGGAAGGGGATCCGGAGAACGCCGACCCCTCGGCGGCCCACAGTGGAGCCCCGGCTCTCCGGCCGGGGCTCCTTTTCCTTACCCAAGTCCCTAGCGGCACGGAGGCTGCGATGGACACCGAAACGCTTCTCGCTGTAGGCGGACTCGTCATCGGCGGTGCCGGGGCCTTCGCCACGGCCGTCTCGGCGCACCTGGTGGGCCGCCACCGCACGCGGACCCACGACAAGAAGATCGACGTCGAGGAGCAGAAGGTCGAGGTCGAGGAGAAGAAGGTCGAGGTGCTGGAGCGGCGCATCGACCTCGAGCACCACGAGGCCATCGTCACCGGCTACAAGGACCTGATCCTGCAGTACCAGATCGCCCGCGACCTGGCCCGCAACGAGGTCACCGATCTGCGGGGCAAGTTCGACGCCCTGTCGACCAAGTTCGACCTGCTGGCGAAGAACCACGAGAAGTGCGAGGCCGACGGGAGGGCCATGCAGGAGCGCTACGACGCCCAGCAGGCCGAGCTGCAGGAGCTGCGGGCCGAGCTGGCCGAGCTCAAGGGCAGCGTCGGACACACCACCCCGTCGGCCGCCCCTCTGGAGCCGACCACCGCAGCGTGACCGGAGGACACGGATGTTCCCCAGTCTGACCCGCCCGTTCCACAAGACCGCCGCCGAGATCGCCCGCCTCCGCTACGAGGCGGGCGAGGCCCTGGGCCTGATGTACAAGGCCGGCGGCGACGCCGTCAAAGTCCACGCCCTCAGCGGCGAGCTGTACGCCAGCGGCCGCTGGGTGCTCCTGCGCGTGCCCAACGCCCTCGTCCGGGGGGCGTTCGACGCGCTCGACGAGCAGGGCGCCCAGCTCCCGCTCAAGGACGGGAAGCTCAACGCCCACATCTCCGTCATCCGCCCCGAGGAGCTCGAGCAGATCGGCGGGGCCGACAAGGTCAGCGAGCGGGGCCACCACTTCCACTACACCCTCGGCCCGATCAAGGAGGTCGAGCCGGCCGGCTGGCCGGAGATGTCGAAGGTGTGGTTCATCGAGGTCAAGAGCCCCGAGCTCGAGAACCTGCGCAAGTCGTACGGCCTGTCGAACACGCCCAAGAACGGCGAGTTCCAGTTCCACATCACGATCGGCCTGCGGAAGAAGAGCGTCCTGCGGCCGGGCGAGACCACCAAGCACGCCGGGTACGGGGACGGCGACCCACGGTTCGGCTGCACCTGCCCCCGGTGCGGAAGCACCAAGACGAGCGGCGCCCGGGCCATGCAGACCGCGAAGGACGGCAGCCGCACGTTCGCCAACGCAGTGTGCGGCGGCTGCGGCGACGGGTTCAGCTACGACTTCGACAACCGCCGGGCCTCGATCGCCGAGACGGGCCGGTTCAAGAAGGCCGAGGAGCGCGGCCCCGAGGGCGAGTACTGCCCGCACTGCGACGCCCGGCTCGAGCGCGACCCGTACTCCGGCACCTGCAACTCGTGCGGCAAGCCGTGGCCGCAGGACGAGCCCAAGCGGGCGGCCGTCGAGAAGCTGGCAGGCATGCTCGACCTGGACAACCGCGACCTGGCTCTGTTCGGGGCTCTGCCGCTGGCCGGCGGGCTCGTGAACGCCGGGGTGAACGCCGCCCGGGCCGAGAAGGGCAGGCGGCTGGACGCCGCCATGCGGGGCCTTCTGACGGGCTCGCTGGGCGGCCTGGCGGGCGCGGGGTTCCTGACCGGCGTCCGGAAGTACGTCCAGGCCCCGGACACCGAGGCGGCGATCGCGCCGGCGGTGGGGACGGCGGCCGGGGCGTACGGGCTGTCGCAGTTGCTGATGCGGACGAAGGACCCGATCGCCGACAAGGTGCTCGGCCCCGCCCCGTGGCGCAAGCCGAGGAAGAAGACGGAGGCCGTATGAGCTGGGACCGCGTCGTGGCCGGTCTGGAGGCGCTCGGCACCGGGGCCGCGTCGCCCCGGCCGGCCCCGTCGTTGGTGCAGGCCCTGGAGAAGGCCGGCCGGGTCTTGGCGCCAACACAATCGAAGCGGGCGTTCGACGAGGCCGCCGTCGAGGACGCGGGCGTCCTGGGCGACGAGGCTGCCATCGCCGGCCAGGTGAGCGACCCGGCCCCGCCGCCGCCCCTCGACCTGCTCAAGAAGTGGGTCAGCTACACCAAGAAGCTCGACAGCCGGGGCGACTTCGTCGGCACCGGGCACAAGCGCATCGCCATCCCCAAGACCAGCCTGTCCGAGGACGAGATCAAGCGCCTCGGGTTCCAGAGCGTGCTGGCCGGCATCCCCGAGACCGGCCAGGACCGGTTCCGCTCGTTCCGCCGGGTGGACTCGAACCACCACCTCCACAGCCACCCGGACTACTGGACGCTGCACGAGGACGAGCACCCGTCGATGACCATCGCCCTGCAGAAGGCCGAGGGGCCGCTGCAGGCCGCGAAGGCGGTCACGAGCGGGACGTCCCACGTCATCGGGGAGGGCGTCCCCGGGGCGTACTACTACCTCAAGGGCCAGCTCCTGGGCGGCGACGGGATGGTTGACCGTCTCGGCCGCCTGGCCCGGATCCGCAAGAAGCGGGTCAAGACCGCCGCCACCGCCGTGGTGGTGAAGGGCAACCCGAAGTTCATCGCCGGCAACGAGAAGGCCGACAAGTTCTACTCGGCCCTGCAGGCCGCCCTGCAGGGCGCCGGGTACGACGTGTCCTTCGACCCGGGCGAGCCGTTCACCGAGCCGCCGCCGGCCGACCTGTGGGTGGGCCACAGTCGCGGCGCCGACCGGCTGAGGTTCGCCCCCGCCGCCACCCGGGCGGTGGCAATCGGGTCCCGGCTCCCAGGGGCCGTCAACCACCCGGACGACGACGTCCTCACTCCGTTCCACGAGACCGGGGGAGCGCCGCCGGACGCCCACTACGAGCTGACGCCGGAGATGATCGCGGCGCTCGGCTTGAGCAAGACGGCCGCTCTGCCGGCCATCAAGATCGACCGCCCGAAGGGGTTCCAGAAGGTGTTCCCCACCCCTGCGGGTCCGGTCACGAAGAGTTACCCGGTCGACTACGGGTACTTCGACGGGATCATCAACCCCGACGACAACGAGGGGGCCGACGTGTTCGTTGGGGACGGCTCGCTGCACGGCCGGTTCATGAAGGGCAAGAACCTGTCCGGGAAGTGGGAGCCGGACGAGCGGAAGTGGTTCATGAACCTGACGCCGGAGCAGCTCGCGGCGGTGAAGGAGATGTTCACCAGCCAGTCGCCCGACCTGCTCCAAGACGAGGTCCAGTTCGCCGACGAGGCGGAACTGGCGCGCGACCTGGCGGGGCTGCGGGCCAAGACGGCCGAGGCCCGCCTGCTTGATCTCCTCTGCCCCACTGGGTAGGGGAGGTGACGACCCCGAACGGAGGGAACCGAAATGGGGCAACACGCACAGCACTGGAACAAGGACCTCATCCCCCACGCCCGGAACGACGGGCAGACCAGGGCCGAGGAGCTGTTCCCCGAGAAGGACTGGCTGTTCCTCCTCGGTCCGGCGGGCACCGGGAAGACGCACCAGGCGATCAAGATGGCGATGAACGCCGTCTTCGGAGACATCAAGCTGCCGTTCAAGCCGCGCCGGGTGGTCCTCACCCGGCCCAACGTCGAGGCCGGCCCGCCGCTCGGGTTCATGCCCGGGTCGCTCGAGGAGAAGATGGGGCCGTGGCTCAAGCCGGTGGAGGACGTGCTCTCCAAGATGACGTGGGCCAAGCCGGTGGAGGTGATGGCCGAGTTCTTCGAGATCGTCGCCGTCAGCCACATGCGGGGCCGCACGTTCGACGACTGCGTGGTGGTCATCGACGAGGCCCAGAACTGCCCGTGGGAGCTGCTCGAGCTGGCGTTCACGCGGCTCGGCGAGCGGGGCCGGATGATCTTCTGCGGCTCGCTCGAGCAGAGCGACCTGCCCCGCCGCTACCAGGGGCTCGGGCCGTTCGTGGACAGCCTGCGGGGGGTGTCGTCCTGCGGCGTCGTCGAGTTCGACCCGAACCAGATCCTGCGCAACCCCCGCATGGCCGAGGCCCTGGCCGCCCTGCGGAAGGGCAAGGAAAAGTGGATCGAGGAAAAATCTCGAAAAACCGGTTGACCGGACGCGTAGTGGGTATAGCATGGTCAGTGTGCGGTTCAGGTGAATGGGCGACACCTGGACGCACTGGCCGGCGGGGAGACCCGCCGGCCTCTTTTGTTGGCACACTTCATCTGCCCGAACACCCGGTCATAATCCAGTGTCCACCGCGTACTTCACGCGATGGCGTCCTTACTGGAGGGTGAGCCATCACCACCAACGACACGCTCCTGGCTCTGATCGTGGGCGCCTTCAACCACGCCCACCGGGTGAACCCCAACCACGTCGCGGGGTTCTACAAGCAGCGGCCCAACGGGTCCCAGTGGGGGACGGTTCCGCCGTCCCCGTCGTCGTGGGCGGTCCTCGGCTGGGAGGAGGTCGACTACGACGCCATGCCCCCGGGCACCGCGCTCGCCGGGTGCCGCTACTTCCGCTCGACCCACCCGATCCTGATCGACGGGTCGGTCGAGCACGTCGGGCTCAGCTCCGAGCTCGACCGCGAGAGGGTCTTCCTGGTCACCGGCGGGCCGCACGGCCCGTACCTGGCGACGACGCAGGAGCTGCCGCAGAAGCCCGCCACGGAGGCGTGGCTGATCCTCGGGCCGGCCGGGGGCGGGGACATGAACTACGTCCCCTGGACCGCGTTCCCCGGCCGCATGGCGGCCGCGATCCCGCCGACGACCGAGAAGATCGAGGAGCTCGATCTGACCCGGCCGTACGCGGTGAAGTACATCTCGAAGGAGACCGCCGAGCTCTGCGCCTGAGCCCGGCCCGTTCGCGGGGCCGCCCACTTCGGGCGGCCCTTCCCAACCCGGAGACTCCCATGCAGAAAGACCTTGCCTTCTGGCTGAAGAAGCTGGACCTGGCCGAGAAGCTGGCCGAGGTCGCCCACGCGCCGCAGACGCGGTGGGACGGTACGCCGTACATCGAGCACCCCCGGGCGGTGGCCGAGCGGGCGTTCCGGTGCGCGGTCGACGGCTGCGTCACCGATCGCGAGTGCGTCCGCATCAAGATCATCGGCCTGCTGCACGACGTGGTCGAGGACACGCCGATACCGCCCAAGCTCATCGCCGACGTGTTCGAGACCGACGTGGCGAAGGCCGTCATGATTCTGACCCGGCCGAACGCCGGCGACATGGGGCGGGAGATGGAGCAGTACCTGTACGAGACGCAGCTCGTCCAGGGCGGCTTCCGCGAGATCATCGTCAAGCTCGCCGACGTGTGGCACAACGCGAGCACCCCGGCGGCCGACCACCGGCGGGCGACGGCGTGGTGCCTCTCGGCGTACCGCACCCTCCAGATCGTGCGTCGGTGGATGGAGGCGAGGGGTTCGGGCTCGATGTCGATCGAACTGATCAAGCAGGTCGAGCGGCTGTACGGCGACGCCCACGACGCCGTCGACCTGCTCTTCGCCGGCGGCAACCGTCAGAAAGCCGACCTGATCCAGCAGGTGCGGAAGATCGAGAAGAACGTCACGGTCGTGCCCGAGTGACCTCTCCCCGAGCCCCGCGAGGGGCTCGGGCGTCCTTCCCCTTTAGCCGCCGGACCTGTAGAACGACCGGCAACCCTGTCATAATCCTTTGGCCCTGCAGTATCTCTGCCGGGCGTCACCTACTCAGGGAGTCACAGATGATCGACCCGATCCTCGGCCAGCTTCTGGGCCACGGCATGAAGGGCGAGCCGCTCTGCCCCAACTGCCGCCGGAACATCAGCCACAAGTTCTCGCTGCAGTGCGCGACCGGCCTGGCGAGCTGGATCTCGATGCGCAGCAGCGGCCTCCACAAGATCCTCGGCAGCATCCTGCCGAAGGAGATGGCCGGCAGCGTCCAGCCGTGCGAGGAGATGGCGTACGCGGCGGTCGAGTCCGTCGCCCAGGTCCGGTACCTGCTCGGCAAGGAGATCGGCCTCTTGGCCGGCCTGCACCACGAGTGCCGCCTGGACATGCTCAAGGCGGTGACGAAGTGGTTCCACGACAAGAACGGGTGCGGCACCCTGCAGCGGCTGGCCGCCATCCGCGACCGCACGAAGGCCCGGGCGTTCAAGAACGCCCTGGGCGAGGACGCGATGTGCCTGCTCCTGTTCTGGGAGCAGTTCGTCCACGGGCTCGTGCTCCGCGAGCTGCAGCGGCTGACGGCCGACCTGCCCGAGGACGTCCACTTCGAGCGGGACATGCTGCTCGAGAAGCTCCGCGATAAGATCGCGGCGATCCAGACCGAGTTCAAGGAGGACGGCATCCGCTTCTCCGACGCCGAGGAGAAGCTGCTGGCCTTTCGCTACGACCCGGCCAAGCAGGCCGAGATCGACGCGATGTGGGAGAGGCGGCGGTCCGAGGACTTCGACTCCGGGGGGATCGACCTGTCCGACATCCTGGGCGACCAGGGGGGCGAGGGCGGGGACGACGACGGGTCGGACGACTGAACCCCGGGCGCCCGGGGTCGATCCTTCCAGGGCCGGTCCCCGTCGGGTGGGGCCGGCCCTTTCTGTTTACCCGACTGGGGAATACTCATGCCCGCGACGGTAGAACTGAAGGTCCTCACCGGCATGCCGAGCCTGGGGAACAACGAGACCCGCGACGTGTGCGGCGGGTGCAACGGCGGCTGCTGCCGCACCATGCCCGGGGGCTGGCACCCCAAGCAGTGGAAGGGCGTCGCCGAGGGCGACTTCACCGGCGTGATCCAGGCGCTCGTCGCCGGCCTGGCGAGCATCGACTGGTGGGACGGCGACGAGCTGTACCACGCCGACCCGCACACCCGGCGGCGGACGTACGCCAAGCTCGAGAAGAGGGGCTACTTCCTCCGGCCGGCGATCAAGCCGGGGAAGCGGCGGGGCGCCCCGCTGTTCGGCTTCGACGCCCCGCCCGACGGCGACGGCGGGGTGTTCGACCCGACCTACGGCGGGGAATGCACCTGGTTCCGCGACGGGAAGGGGTGCGAGCTGGAGTTCGCGGACCGGCCGCTGAACTGCCAGGCCCTGGTCGCCAACCCGGACAACCCGGGGCGGACGAGGAACCCGGACGCCGTCGGGTGCTCGGCCCCGCAGGAGATGAGCAAGTCGGGCATCATCCTGGCCTGGCAGCCCTACTCGGAGCAGCTCGAGCGGGCCGGCCGGCAGGCCGAGGAAGAGCTGCGGAAGCGGAGGCAGCGGTGAACGAGGAGCAGGCGTTCTTGGACGCCATCGCGGCCCAGCCGGGGGACGACACCTGCCGGCTGGTGTACGCGGACTGGCTCGACGAGCACGACGAGGGCTCGAAGGCCGCGTTCGTGCGGGCGGCCGTGCGGATCCGGCACGACATGGCCCTCCTGTCGACCGGCCTCGCCACCCTGCCGCCCGGGTGGCTGGGGAGCGTGATGGGCAGCTACGCCGTGGTGCTGTCGGCGTGGCCGAGCAACAAGAAGGTCCCGGTCATCAAGGCGGTCCGCGACGCCACCGGGTGGGGGCTGAGCGAGAGCGTGTACGCGGTCGAGAACCTGCCCCGGCGGATCGCCCTGACCACGCGGAAGCTCGAGGGGCACCCGTTCACGTTCCGGGTCCTCATGCCGCGCAAGAACTCGGGTCCGGACGAGTCCCTGCAGCGGCCGTTACTGTGCGACGAGGCCAACGCCCTGGCCGTCGCCCTACGCGCCATCGGGTGCGAAGTTGTCCTGGCCCCGTTCGTCGTGGCCGGGGTACGGAAGATGGAGAACCCCGACGAGTTGCCGCAGATCGTGTACAACCACGCGGTCAACGACGTCTAACCACCTCATCAGGTGCAGCGTGCCCAAGCACAGCCAGGCGGCCCGCCCCAGCGCGAAGATGCAGCGCATGTGGGACTACCGGGTGAAGACCGAGCTCAGCCGGCGCATCCGCCGGAACGTCCGCCAGAACATGGCGGACTACCTCGACGACTGCTACGCCCCGCCGGAGGTCCTGGTGCCGGACAACCCGGTCAACGGGGTCCGGAAGGTGGTGATCAACCGCCACCACGACGGGTTCTTCCTGAGCCCGAAGGCGGTCCGGCTGGTGGCCGCCCTGAAGGGCTGCCTGCCGTGCGACGTGGACGACCGCTCGGTGGCCCGCGACGACGCGGCCCTGGTGTACGCGGTCGAGAGTCTGGGCGGGAAGGTGGCCCACGGCCACTACTACGGCGAGCTGAAGGTCGTCGAGGTCCCGGCCGACGTCGAGTGGTTCATCAGCGAGTACGACGGCCGCGAGCACGTCGCCGAGACGCACCGCACCTGGGCGTGAGCCAGGACCCGGCAACGGGGGCAGTCAACGACGCCCCCACGCCGGCAGACTCGCACCCCCGGTCACACGGTGGCCGGGGTTTTTCGTTTCCGGTGTCGATCCCATTTTCGTTCCCTGTGAAAGAGGTCAGACTTGGATCCTATCATCACCGCGCCGACCGCCTCCAACAACACCTTCGGAGCCGGCCGGCGGCCGCGCGAGAAGGAGGTGCGTCACCTGTTCCCCCGGCCGTCCGAGGGGCGCAACATGACGACGGATCTCCGCATTCAGGTGGTCACGGAGATCAACAAGTTGCACGCCGACAACAAGCTGGTCTACATGACCACCGGCCAGATCCACAGCCACCTCGAGCACACGATCGGCAAGTACGTCTCCTACAGCGGCATGCGGGCCATGCTGGCCGCCAGCGCGACCTGGAAGTACAGGAAGCGTCAGCCGGCGGCCAAGAAGGAGTCCCCGGTCGCGGACTCTGCCCTGGCCGCTAAGGTGGCCCGGCTGGAGGCGCGGGTGGCCGAGATCGAGACGGCTCTCGGCATGAAGCCGACCGCCTGAAAACAGGCCCCGGAACCTGGTTCCGGGGCTTTTCTTTAACCACTGGGTGTTCCATGCCGGTCCTGTTCATCGACGAGGAGTACGGGTACCGCTACTGGATCGCGGACCTGACGGACGCGGAGTGGCAGGCGCTGCAGCAGCGGTGGCGGACCATCAAGGGCATGAACTGCCTGGTCCCCACCCGGTTCCTGGTCCCGCAGGCGAAGCTGATCGAGTGGGCCGAGTCGGACTCGCCCGAGGACTACTCCAAGAAGTTCCACGGGCACCACGACCGGGCCACGGTGTTCGCCCACTTCCACGAACACGACGACTCGCACCTGACCGGGTGCGAGGACTACGAGATTCCGCTGGCCGACCCCGATCGCATGAGGTTCGAGATCGACGGCGTCGCCTACAGCCACGAGCAGTTGCTGGCGCTGCACGCGGCCGATCGCGACAGCCCCCCGGAACTAGCTTAATCCGGGGGGCAAACGCGGCACATCCTCTGAAGCCCAACAACTACTCTTTGGAGGATGTGTCATGGTGAACCGGAACTCGATCAGCGGTTTCGACTTCGCGGAGCGTCTGGCGGAGGTCAGCCGCATGCCGCTCGCGATGCCGTACCGGCGCTCGCTCAGCGAGGCGCTGGAGCTCAAGCTCTGCAAGCTCGTCGCCGAAGGCGCCGCGTTCGAGGAGATCGACGACGTGGCGTACGCGTACCTGAAGTCCCTGCCCGGCGACATGCCGAAGTCCGACTGGCGCCTCGGCTACGACTGCGAGGCCGCCTGAGAAAAGAAGAACGGCCCGGGGAGTGATCCCCGGGCCGCTCGGCTTTTCTTTTAGCCCTCAGAGGCTCCTACAGCTCGCACCCGTTGGCCCCGCAGGCGAACGTCCGGCCGCTCTCGGTGCCGTCCTCGGTCTCGTACCGCATCAGCTTGGCCCAGTTGATCTCCGGGAACTCCTCCAGCCGCTTCTCGTACTCCTCCTTCGTGAGGTCCTCGTACGGCGTGCCGGTGTACTTCCCGTTGTCGCGGGGCAGGAAGCTGATGCCCGAGATCTCGTCGAAGTGCTCGTACACCCACTGCCCGGCGGCGAACCACTCGTGCGGGTCGATGTACACCGTGCAGCTCACCGAGTGCTCGGCGAAGTTGCGCTTCCACGCCAGCCAGTTCTCCAACTGGTCGACGGCCGACAGGTCCTTGCGGGTCGGGGCGCCCTCGCCGGCCGGCTTGCACGGCCACTCGAACGCGACCAGGGAGGCGTCCTCCGGGGCCTGGATCCACGGCACCCCGGCGTCCTTCAGCATCTTCGCCACCGGGCTGTCGCCCTTCTCCCGGGTGCGGCGGATGAAGAAGTCGTTGAACCAGGCGTGCAGCCCGCTGCCGCACCAGAAGAACGCCGAGCTGTCGCCCGACGGCTTGATGCAGGTGTCGCTGGCCGAGCGGTTGATCCCGATGCGGTCGGCCCACGCCGAGTTGACCTCGGCCACGATCGTCTTGAACTCCTGCAGCAGCTCCTCGCGGCCCGGGGCGCCCGGCCGCAAGAGCGGGCAGTCCATGTGCCCGGTGACGTCCACGCCCAGGAGCGCCTCCTCCTCGCAGTTCCGCTTCCAGTCCTCGCGGATGTACTTGAAGTTGGTGAGGCTGGCCTGCAGGGTGCCGAAGATGGCGGCGATCCGCACCTTCCGCTTGAGCGTCTCCGGCGTGTCGTCGTGGCGGGCCACGGCGATCGTCAGGTTGCAGAACTGGTAGGCCCGGAGGATGATCTCCGCGCACGGGTTGCACCCGAACCGGTGCTTCTTCCGCCGCTTGGGCAGCATCCGCTCGACGCCGTTGCGGTTGAAGATGCCGCGCTCGCCGGTCCCGGACTTCGCCAGGGCCAGCCACTCCTCCATGAACGTGATCGCGCTCGGCTTCTCGTTGTACACCGCCGAGTTGTTCGCCATCATCCGGTGCAGGTCGTGCTGCCACCAGTTGCCGCTCTTGCAGTCCCGCATGTTCTTGCTGTCGAGGTCCGACAGCGAGATCAGCGAGGCCCGCCGCACGCCGCCCACCTGCACGATCTTGCCCGTCATGCAGGCCAGGTCGTGGCAGTCGAGGTCGGTCAGGTAGGTGCCCTGGCGGGAGAGGATGAGCTTGCGGGCGAACTCGAGCAGCGTCTTGAGCGGCTCCGGCCCGCTGGCCCGCCCGCCCTTCGTCTTCAGCCGCGCCCCCTCGGGCCGGATGAGCGAGTAGTCGAACTCCACGTCTTCGCCCATCGACCACTTCTGCAGGCCGAAGAACAGCGCGTCGCACCAGCCCTCGGTGCTGTCCTCGATCTGGAAGTGGTGCTTCGGGGCGCCCTTCCGCTGGCGGCGGATGCGGGGCAACTGCTCGACGTAGTCGACCTCGACCGAGAACCCGGCCCCGGTCCCCTGCATGAGGATGTACAGGAGCTCGGCGAACGAGAACCAGTCCACGATCGGCAGGTACGAGCAGTTGTAGACGCCCACGTTGCAGCGGTCGAGCGCCGGCCCGGCCATCTGCAGCACGCGCATGGCGCAGCTCGCCTTCTGCTCGTACAGGTAGGTGTCGAGCTCGTTCCACTCGTCGTCGGTGATGACCGCCGACAGGTGGGGCTGCCGCTTGAAGAAGTCCATGACGCGGGTGCAGGCTTCCCGCCACGTCTCGCGGCGGCCGTCCTCCTCGCGCCAGCGGGCGAACTTGGAAATGAACTGGTAGTACTGGATCGGATTGGGGAAGTGCTTGGCGTCTTCTTGGACCTGGGCCTCGAGCGCGGGGTCGATGGGCCGCGACTCGCGCATCACCCGCCGATTTTCCCGGTAGATCGTGTAGTGCTCGGCGGCCTTGAAGAAGTCCGCAGCCCACAGTTGCTGGATGACGAGCTGCTGGACGTCCTCGACGCCCATCTCCTTCTCGCCACGGCGGGCCACGATCTTGGCGACCGAGCCCGCAATATCCTTGCCGACGTCGAACGCGTCGGCCTCCCCGAACTTAACGCCGTTCATCAGGCAGCGCGCCACGGCGCTCCTGATCTTGGCGGAGTCGAACGGCACCTTGCGGCCGTCCCGCTTAACCACCAGGGTCTGAGTGGCGACGACGGTGTCACCACCCACGGAGCGCGTAGTAGCACTCATGGGCAAACTCCTTCCGACTGATCGTCAATGTCCCGGACAGAAGTGTTGACCGGCCAACCTAACCGGTCTCGGCAAGGGAGCATTCTACCACCCGACCACCGCCCCGGCAATCACGGAAGGCGATCCCGTCTTAACACCCTTGCGCCGCCGGGGTATGATGCTAATCGAGCGCACCGACCCACGGGCCAGGGAAGGCCGAAATGGACAAGACGTCCGCCCCAATTCCTGTGGACCGCCCGCTGATGGACCGGACCGCCGGTCTGCCGGTTTACGGCGTCAGCGACCCGGACTACGGACTCACGAGCAGCGACCAGAACCCCACCTCCGTCCCCGGCGTGGCCGCCATCGGCGTCGCGGGGGCGACCGGGGCCGCGTCCGCGCAGAGCAAGCTGCGCGGCCTCCTGCAGGGCCTGTCGGCCGGGGCCGGCGGGCTGTTCGCCGGCAAGGCGATGATGCCGAAGGACGGCGAGCCCGACTGGCCGACCCTCCTGGCCGCCCTCGGCGGGGCCGGCCTGGGGTGGGTCGGGAGCGGCAAGGCGCTCGACCACGTCGGCCTCGGGAAGAAAAAAGAAGACGACCTCGAAAACGAGAAGCTCGGCGGCGTACTGGAAGAGAAGACCGCGACGGACGGGGCGCTGACCCAGCTCATGCTGGCGAAGATGTACTCCGACCGGAAGCACTACCTCCGCAAGCACGCAATTCTCCGCCAACTGATCTCGAAGAGCCCGACCGACTTCGTGATCGACAGCGAACAGCCCGACGGGATCGTCGGGCTGACGCACTCCCCCACCCAGTTCCGCATCCACATGCCGGGGCAGATGCTGCCCACGGACGTGACCGTGTCCCGCCTCCAACCGGACCCGGTCGTCAAGGCCGCCGCCCGGCTCCTGTCCCTGGTGGAGGGCGCCCAGTGACCGCACTCGAACTGGCCCGCTGGCACGCCGTACCGACCGAGGCGATCCGCCTGGCCGAGCTGGCCGCCCCGACGTACGCGAAGGTGGCCGCCGCGCTCGGCGAGGACCAGGCGTGGGTGTACCTCCAGCCGGAGGCCGGGCGGCTCGTCACCAAAAGTCTTGACGCGGCCACAAAGCTCGCCGGGGCCGGGATCGAGTGCGTCACCCAGTCGCGACCGCTCGACCCCGACCAGCCGTGGGTGCCGATCAAGTCGGCGGCGTGGAGCACGAAGGCGATCTTCAAGCCGGTCCTGCAGGCGGCCAACTTCGCCCCGTCGAAGCTGAACGCCCCGCTCGGCGGCCCGACCCCGCTGGCCGGCACCATCTCCGGCGGCCTGCTCGGGGCCGGGCTCGGCTACCTGGGCGGCCGCGTCGCCGAGAACCTGCTGCCCGAGGACGTGATCCGCCGGGGCCGCCTCCGCAAGGTGACGGCCCTGCTCGGCGGGGCGCTCGGGACGGCCCCCGGCCTGTGGCTCGGTACCGAGGCCATGCGGAACCGCGAGCCCGGCACGTCGGCCGGGTCGGCGTGGCTCAAGCCCAACAACCTGTTCGGCGGCCAGCCGGAGCCGACGCCGCCGGGCCTGGCCGGCGAGCTCGACCCGGCCAACTTCAAGCAGGCCAAGTTCATCCGGGCGGCGGCCGACGGGCTGGCGAAGGCCACGCCGGGGTGCGACCCGGAGCCGGAGTTCGTCAAGGCGGCGATCGGCGAGGGCGGCGGGCTGTTCATGCCGTCGGTCCCGGTCGACCTGTTCAACCGGGCCGTGCTGACCGACCCGTTCGCCACCCCGCAGATCCAGGCGGCCACCGTCGGCATGACCGAGGCGGCCAACCAGGCCCGGGGCAACTTCGGCATCATCTCGCCGTACGACCTGGCCCGCATCGGCGTCGGCATGGGCGCCGGCCTGGCCCAGGCGTACCTCGGCGGCAAGGTGCTCGGGGCGCTCGCCGGCCTGACGCCCCAGGCCCAGAAGCGGCTCCAGCAGACCGGCGCGTTCGCCGGCGCGCTCAAGGCCGTGGTGCCCGGGCTCTTCGGAAACTGACCGGCCGTGACAGACGGGGTTGACTTCGGTAAGCTGTGAGCTGCGGGCACGGGACGCCCGCACCCACCTTGAGCAAGGATGCCGGCATGTCCGACAACAAAGAAGGCACGCGCTACCGGTTCAAGAAGCTGGTTTTCTTCGCGGTCAACGGCATGTGCCGGATGATCAACGAGGAGACCGGCGAGGAGAAGGACATCTCCCCGATGGAGCTGCGCCTCCGGGGCCGCGCCTTCGCCGCCGACGCCGCGAAGATGAAGGCCGAGGAGTGGAAGTACAAGGACGAGATCCGCGAGATGTTCAAGACCGCCGTCAACTGCGTGCTGTGCGCGCAGGAGGCGGAGAAGCAGGGCTGTCCCCTCGACCCCGAGGTGGCCCGCCAGCAGGCCCAGCTACGCAAGAAGGTCAAGGTCTCGATGAGCGGGGCCTACAACCACAAGAAGGACCCCACGCACTACACGCCGGGCGGCCTGTACGTCCCCGGCGGCGTGGACTGAGGAGGACGCCTGTGAGCCCGACCGAAGCGTTCAAGGTCGCCTTCCTCATGCGGTGCGCCGATGAGGGGCTCGACATCGAGCAGACCCACCAGCGGGTGAAGACCGCGCTGGCGAAGGCCCGCCGCGAGAAGCGGGCGTTCCTCGGCCTCGGTTCCCTCTTGGGCGGCACCGGCCAGTTCCTGAGCGGGGCGGCCGCCTGGGGCAAGCCGCTCCTGCTGACCGGTCTGGCCCTGCCGGCGGCGGCCGGGGTCATGGGCGGCAAGCTGCTCGCCGACGCCAAGAAGGACCCCCTCACCGTCGAGGAGGCCAAGACGGACGAGGAGCTGTCCGAGATCCAGCGGCTGACCGACCGCGCCCGCCGCCTCAAGCAGCTCCGCGCGGCCCAGAGCACCATCGGGGGTTGAGATGGACATCCTGAGCCACTTCGGCGGGCGGGGCGTCAGCCCGAAGTACCGCCCGCAGCAGGGGGCGACGCAGCACGGGTTCCCGATCAAGAACCCGGGCATGATGCCCAACATGCGGGACGAGGAGTACCGCAACATCCCGGTCGAGGTGGACGTCAAGGTCCAGATCTTCGACCTGCTGGAGCCGACGGACCTGGAAGCCTACCAGGACATCCGCGACCGGATCGCCAACCGCGCGTGCATCCAGCTCGTCCGCCGGGAGATCATCTCGACGGACGGCACGATCGTGAAGGTGCTGATGGAGTGGGCCGAACCGAAGGGCCGCATCCCGACGCGGCCCGGGGTCCCAGGGACGGGGAACTGACACATGCGAAGCCCGCTGACCAAAGCCATCCAAGACCAGTTCGTGAAGCGGTCCGAGATCGCCAACGACCCGGTCACCGTCAACGCCCGCAACGAGATGATCTCGGACGGGATCGGCGACGTCGGCCGTGCCCTGCTCCTGGCCGGGGCGCTCGGCATCGGCGTGCGCGGCCTGCAGGGCGCCGGCACCATGTTCGGCCGGGGCAATCCGCAGCTCTTGGCCGACCAGAGCCCGGCCCTGCTCGAGGTCCCGCACCCGGTGTTCGCGTCGAACACCGACGCGGGCATCCGGAAGAAGAAAAAGGACGAGATGGTGCAGGGGGCGATGGGGACGCAGATCAAGGCGGCCGGCGACCCGAGCGTGCCCAGCCTGCACCCGGTTGGCTCGATGCTCGGCATGTACAAGGACCCGTTCAACCTGGGCGAGGGCGGGTGGCTCTCGGGCCACGGGGCGAGCCCGACGTCGGACCTCGGCAAGACGCAGATGCCGTGGTACATCCCGGCGGTCGGGGCCGGGGCGGTCGGCGGCCTGGCCGGCGGCTACAAGCTCATGGACTGGGTGCTGAACAAGAAGCGGAAGTCCGACCTGAAGGGCGAGCTCGACGACGCCAAGCGGGAGTACCAGGAGGCCCTGGTCGACATGTACGACCCGCAGAAGATCAAGCTGCTCAAGCGCGGGTCGGCGGCCGAGGCCCTGGCCCGCGACCTGCACGAGCTGGCGACGCTCATGACCAAGCAGGGCAACGGGCCGCTCAACCCGTCGGACACCTGGACCGAGGCCGCCGAGAAGCGGCTCGACGGCCTGCTGCCGAGCACCAACCTGAAGCAGACGGGCAGCTCGGCGGCCGGCACCGGCCTGGGCCTGTACGCCGCCCTGGCCGGCGGCCTGGCGCTCGGCTCCGGGTACCTGGCCCACCAGTACTTCTCGAAGACGGACCCGAACAAGGTCCTGGCCGACGTGGTGAAGAAGCGCGAGCGGGAGCGCTGGGCGACCCGCCCGCCGGAGATCTTCGCGGTGCCGACGCCGGTGGTCCGGAACGGCGACGAGGTGGACATCAAGGGGTGATAGCATGGCCGGCGTTCTCGACGACTCGCCGGCCGGGGTGTTGCCCTCGCTCCCCAAGCCGGCTACCATCAACCTCGCTCAGGCACCGGCGGCTCCCGCGCCGGCGGTGGCGGTTCAACCCGCCGCCGCCGGCCCCGCCATGCGCGACTTCGCCGACGTGTCGGCGATGCGCAAGTCGATCTACGACGGCGTGCTCAACGCCGCCCGGGGCATCCAGCCCGTCCAGAACGCCCGCCACACCCTCCAGCTCGCCGACGTGGACTGGGCCGACCCGGAGGACGTCAAGAAGAAGGACCGCAAGCGGGCCATCCTCCGGGGCGAGACCCTGGGCCGCCGGCTGCGGGGCACCTGGCGGCTCGTCGACAACGCGACCGGGTCGACCCTCGACGAGCGGAAGACGACCCTCGCCACCGTCCCGGTGATGACCGACGGCGGCACGTTCGTCCTCAACGGCACCGAGTACACGCTCGCCAACCAGATGCGGCTGCGGCCCGGCATCTTCACCCGCCGCAAGCACAACGGCGAGGTCGAGAGCCACGTCAACATCCTCCCGGGCAAGGGCGTCAGCCACCGGTACACGCTCGACCCGGAGAAGAGCACCTTCAAGATCGGCTTCGGTCAGGCCCAGCTCCCGCTGCTGCCCGTGCTCCGGGCGATGGGGGCCACCGAGACGCAGCTCCGCGAGGCGTGGGGCGACGACGTGCTCGGGGCCAACCTCAAGAGCGACGACCCCCGGGCGGTCGACAAGCTGGTCAAGCGGCTCATCAAGAAGACCGACGGCCCGGACACCCCGGACAACCGGCGGGCCGCCCTGGCGAAGGTGCTCGGCGAGATGCACCTCGACCCGGAGGTCACCAAGCGCACCCTCGGCACCGGGTTCGACCGGCCCTCCGTGGACTCAATCCTGGCGTCCACGAAGCGGATCCTGGCCGTCCACAAGGGCGAGCAGGAGCCCGACGACCGCGACGCGCTCGCCTACCAGAACCTGCTCGGCCCCGAAGACCTGTTCGCCGAGCGGCTGCGCAACGCCCACAAGGCGCTGCGGCCGCTGCTGTGGAAGGCCACGTTCAAGCAGAACCTGAGCCCGCTCGGGGCCAACTTCCTCGACAAGCACGTCAGGGCGGCGATCACCTCGTCGGGCCTGGGCCAGCCGCTCGAGGAGGTGAACCCGGCGGACCTGCTCAGCCAGATCACCCGCGTGTCCCGCCTGGGCGAGGGCGGCATCCCCAGCATCGACTCGGTGCCGGAGGAGGCGCGCAACGTCCAGCCGTCGCACTTCGGGTACGTCGACCCGCTCCTCACCCCGGAGAGCTTCAAGGTCGGCGTCGACTCCCGGCTGGCGTTCAACGCCCGCAAGGGGACCGACGGGAAGGTGTACAGCCAGTTCCTCGACCCGAAGTCCGGCGGCAAGGTGTGGAAGACGCCGCAGGACGTGGCCGACATGACGATCGCCTTCCCCGGCGAGCTCCGCGACCCGAAGAAGACGATGGTCGCCGCGCTGCAGGGCGGGAAGCTGAAGTACGTCCCCCGGGAGAAGGTCGACCTGACCATGCCGAGCATGGAGGCCGCCTTCAACCCGCTCGCCAACATGATCCCGCTCAAAAGCACCATCAAGGGCCAGCGGGTGATGATGGGCGCGCGGATGCTCACCCAGGCGCTGCCGCTGGCGAACCCGCAGGCCCCGTTCGTCCAGGCCGGCATGCCCGACCACCCGGACCGCTCCTTCGAGGAGGAGTACGGCAAGTACATGGGCGCCGCCCACGCCGACGTCGAGGGGCAGGTGGTCCACGTCTCGCCCGACGAGGTCCACGTCAAGGGGCCGGACGGCAAGGTGCAGGTCCACGAGCTGCACAACAACCTGCCGTTCAACCGCAAGACGTTCCTGCACAACACCCCGGTCGTCGGCGTCGGCGACATGGTGAAGAAGGGCGACCTGCTGGCGCGGTCGAACTACACCGACGACAAGGGGGCGACCGCCCTGGGCCTGAACCTGCGGGTGGCGTACCTGCCGTACAAGGGCCTGAACTTCGAGGACGCGATCGTGATCTCGCAGGCGGCGGCCAAGCGGCTCGCCAGCGAGCACATGTACCAGCACGACACCGAGTGGGAGGAGAACACCAAGCGCGGGAAGCGGACGTTCCTGTCGCTGTTCCCGACCAAGTTCGACCGCAAGGCGCTCGAGACCCTGGACGACGACGGCATCGTCGTCCCCGGCACCCGCGTCGAGGAGGGGCACCCGCTCGTCCTCCAGGCGAAGGCGAAGGACCGCGCCCACAACCAGATCGTCCGGGGCAAGGACGCCGGGTTCGGCGACTCGACCATCACCTGGGACCACCACGACCCGGGCGTCGTGACCGACGTCGAGAAGACCGACAAGGGCGTGGTCGTCACCGTGAAGTCGCTGTCCGAGATGAAGGTCGGCGACAAGCTGTCCGGCCGGTACGGCGACAAGGGCGTCATCGCCCACATCATCCCCGACGAGGAGATGCCCCGGGACCAGCACGGCAAGCCGTACGAGGTGCTGGCGAACCCGCTCGGCGTCATCACCCGGACCAACCCCGGCCAGATGGTCGAGGCGGCCCTCGGCAAGATCGCCGAGCGGACCGGGCGGCGGTACGCGATCAAGGACTTCGACAACATCGACGACATGGTCGAGATGGCGATCGCCGAGCTGGGCAAGCACGGCATCCCGGACACCGAGGACGTCGAGGACCCGGTCACCCAGCGGAAGATCTCGCAGGTGTTCACCGGCAACCGCTTCTTCATGAAACTGCACCACACGTCCGAGTCGAAGGGCCAGGGGCGGGGCCTGGGCGGGTACACGAACGAGGAGACCCCGGCGAAGGGCGGCGAGACCGGCTCGAAGCGGATCTCGCTCATGGACATCAACGCCCTCCTGTCCCACGGCGCCCACGGCGTGCTGCACGACGCCGGGGCCATCCGGGGCCAGAAGAACCAGGACTACTGGGCGGCGTTCATGGCCGGCAAGACGCCGCCGGAGCCCAAAGTCCCGCTCGTGTACCGAAAGTTCTTGGCGCAGCTACAATCGGCCGGGATCAACCCGGTGGCCCGGGGGTCGAAGACCCAGATCATGGCCCTGACCGACCGCGACATCGACCAGATGGCGGCCGGCCGGGAGGTCACGAGCGCCGAGACGGTCGACTGGAAGGACGGCCTCAAGCCGGTCGCCGGCGGGCTGTTCGACAACACGCTGACGGGCGGCCACGGCGGCAACCGGTGGTCGTTCATCCGCCTCCACGAGCCCATGCCCAACCCGGTCATGGAGGAGCCGATCCGCCGCGTCCTCGGGCTGACCGAGAAGCGGTTCGAGGAGGTGATGACCGGCAAGGCCGAGCTCAACGGCATGAAGGGGCCGCCGGCCATCGCGTCCGCCCTGAAGCGGATCGACCTGCAGAAGGGGATCGAGGCGGCCGAGGCCGAGTTCAGGAGCGGCAAGCGGTCCAGCCGGGACCAGGCGGTCCGCAAGCTGGCCCTGCTCAAGCACGCCCAGCGGCTCGGCATCCACCCGGGCGACTGGGTGATGAGCAAGGTGCCGGTGCTCCCGCCCGCGTTCCGCCCGGTGTCCGTCATGGGCTCGACCGGGCGGCCGATGGTGTCCGACCCGAACTACCTGTACAAGGACCTGTTCGAGTCGAACCAGGCCCTGAAGGACATGAGCCAGGTGGTCGACGACGTCGGCCAGGAGCGGCTCAACCTGTACAAGTCGTTCAAGGCGGTGACCGGCCTGGGCGACCCGACCAACCCGAAGCACGTCGAGCGGAAGGTGAAGGGCGTGCTCCGGTACGTCTTCGGCGACAACCCGAAGTTCGGCGTCGTCCAGCGCAAGCTCCTGGGGTCGACCGTGGACACGGTCGGCCGGGCCGTCATCACGCCCAACCCGGAGCTCGACATGGACCAGGTCGGGCTGCCCGAGTCGAAGGCGTGGGAGATCTACAAGCCGTTCGTCATCCGCCGCCTGGCCCGCCGGGGCGTGCCCCCGCTGCGGGCCGCCGAGATGGTCAAGAACAACGAGAAGATGGCGCTCACCGCCCTGCAGGACGAGATGGAGGAGCGGCCGGTCATCCTCACCCGGGCGCCGGTGCTCCACCGGTACGGGACGATGGCGTTCAAGCCCCGGCTGGTGAAGGGCGAGACGCTGCAGGTGCCGCCGCTCATCGTGAAGGGGTTCGCCGCCGACTTCGACGGCGACGCCATGAACTACCACGTCCCGGCCAGCGACGCGGCGGTCCGCGACGCGGTGGAGAAGATGCTGCCCTCGCGGAACCTGCTGGCCGTCAAGAGCTTCAAGGTCCACCAGCTCCCGCAGAACGAGTACCAGGGCGGGCTGTACGAGGCGACCGCCAAGAAGTCGGACAAGCCGGAGCGGTACTTCGAGAACAAGGCGGCGATGATGCGTGCCCTGCGACGGGGCGAGATCTCCGCCGACCAGAAGGTAGTGATCCTCAATTAGGGATCGGTTACACTGCGGAGGGACGCCCGTGCCGTTCGTGTCGAAAAAACAGCAGCGGTGGATGTTCGCCAACAAACCCGAGATGGCGAAGGAGTGGGCGGCCGAGACGGACTTCTCGAAGCTGCCGGAGAAGGCCAAGAAGAAGGTCAAGGAGGCCGCCGTGGGACTCAACGCGCTGGAGAAGCTCGCGGTCGAGGTGGTGCCGGGCGGCCTGCCGTCGCGGCTCACGTCGCTGTCGGCCGGCCGGGTGCTCGGCCTGCCGAACTTGATCATGTCGGGCCGCGCCCTCCACAGCGCGAACAAGGGCGACCGCCCGGAGAAGCACGAGGCCCTGGCGAAGGCGATGGAGTCCGTGGCCCCGGACCAGCTCAACGACACGGTCGTGCGGCTGGAGGGGACGGACCTCGTCGACGACATGCTGTGGAAGAAGCGGCACGGCGACCAGGACCCCGGCCGGTGGTACAACCGGATCGGCGGCCGCATCATGCAGAACCCCCGGACGTCGCTGCTCGGCAAGGGGCTCGGCATGGCCGGGGCGATCCCGGGCGCCGTGTTCTCGAACCTGTTCCGGTCGAGCCACTACAGCCCGGCCGCCGACGCGGCCTCGATCTACGGCGACGAGCCGGCGGTTACGACTCACGAGCTGGGCCACGCGATCGACTTCAACGACCAGAGCGGCAAGAACCCGGGCCTGGGCGGCAAGCTGACCCGCGACGGGTACGGCCTGCTCTACGGGCTCGTCTCGCCGGCCCGGCTGTGGCACGAGGGGCAGGCGAACATCAAGAGCCGGTCGGCCCTCGACCGGGGGCTGAAGGACAAGCCGGACGACCTGCACAACATCCTCTGGCGTCGGGACCGCGTCCTGCCGGCCGGGTACGGCAGCTACGTCGGCGACGTGGTCCCGGGCGTCGGCCCGCTCACCGGCATGATCGCCGGCCGGGTCGGCGGCATCGCCCGCTCGCAGGCCCGGCAGCGGGACTACGAGCGGAGCAAGGCGGAATCCAAGCCGGAGCCGAAGAAGGAGCCGGAGAAGAAGGACAAGAAGGAAACCGACAAGGAGGCAGCCGTGGTGAACATCGTCAAGATCGCCGGGATGGGGCTCGACCAGGCGGCCCTGGCCGTCGACGTCAAACCGCCCAAGCCCGCGATGGGCACGATGGTCCCGGCCCTGGCCGGCGGCCTCGCCCCGATGCTGGCCCTCGGCGGGGCGGCCCTCGGCGCCGCCCGCAGCCCGTCGGTGTACGGCATGCAGGGGGCCGGTCGGGGCGCCCTGTACGGCGGCGGCCTCGGCCTCGGCGCCGGGGTCGGCGGCCTGATCGGCAACCAGATGGGCGGTGGCAAGGGCGCGCTGCTCGGCGCCGTCCTCGGCGGCGGCCTGGGCCTGGGCGGCGCCCGGCTGATGATGGGCGCCCACCCCCGGCAGAAGGACCGCGAGGCCACCGAGGCCCGGCAGCGGATGAAGGCCGAGGAGAAGGCCCGCTCGAAGATGGCGTCCGTGAACAAGCTGGCCCGGCTGCTGTCCTTCTGAACCCACGGCCGCACGACGCGGCCACACCCGACAAGGATGTCCCCATGCCCCTGAACCGCGAACTTCTCAAGGCGGCGAAGGCCGCCATCAAGCACACCAAGCTGGCGTTCGTGCCGCCCGGCGGCGGCGCCCCTCCGGGCGGCGACCCGATGGCGGCCGCAGGCGGGGCTCCCCCGATGGACCCGGCCGCGATGGCCGGCGGCGCTCCCCCTGGTGGAGGCGCCCCGCCGATGGACCCGGCCATGATGGCCGCGATGGGCGGCGGAGGGGCTCCCCCGATGGACCCCGCTGCGGCCGCAGCCGGCGGCGCGGCTCCCCCGCCGCCCGACCCGGCGTCGATGGGCATGCCCCCGGGCGGCGACCCCGCAGCAGCCGGCGCCGCTCCCCCGGCCGACCCGGCCGCTGCGGGCGGCGGTGGCGGCGACC